GTAGCATATCTTAACTCTCTTTGCTCACCTGTTTTTTCATCAAAATAAAGCAGAGAGTGTTTTCTAGTGTGCTTTCCTGGTATTGTAAGAGTTAAAGGTGATTTATTTCCTTTTAAATAATAAACTCTATCTTTTATTTCCCACGCGTCTTTTGCGGGTTTAGGTGGTATTTTTGTAACCACTTTTTGAGGTGCAACCTCAACAGTTGTTTCTGCTGTAGCTTTTTTAGCCATAATATAATAAAATTAAATAGTTAATAAAAAATCCTAGGGCCACTCTCACGTTGTGACCCTAAGATTTAATTTAAGAAGTAATTACACTCCTTTGAAAAGTACAAAGTTGTTAGCAGCTTGTACAACTAAACATCTTTCAGATAGGAAGTTTACTTCCATAGCATCAAGAGTAGATGTAAATGCACCACCAGCAGAACCAGTCAACCAAGACTTCATACGTCTGTCATCAGCTTGAGACGCACGGTATCTTACGTGTAAGAAAGGACGTCTAATGTTAGTACCTAAGATCTGATCGTAAACTGTACTTGTTCCAGCAGGAACTAATACACCTTCGATAGAAGCAGGTCCACTCATAGCTCCACGAGTTGAAGCATCGTTTAAGTATTTCCAGTCTGTTTTATAGAAATCATAAGAACCTCTACGGAAACCGCTGAACCCTAAGTTCAATGCCATTTCTTCTGAGTTTTCAAATAATCCAAAAGCAGTACCACCAGATCCACCAGCAGATATTGCAGCTAGCATGTCATCAAATTCTAGATTTGTGTTTCTGTTTAAGAATAACATGTTTTCTTCAATTGCTCCTTGAGTATCTAAGTTTCTAAGAATATCATCAAAGTCACCAATACCAGTAGCAGCTGAGAATCCAACTTGCACATTACCACGATCTTCGATAGCAGCAAATAAACCTTCTGTACCAGTTACACCAGCAATAGTAGAAGTACCAGCTACTTGCTCACCTTCAACAACAGACATTTCTAGGTAATCTTCAAAACGTAGTCTTGTTTCAGACTCAGCTTTTAAGTACCATAAATATCCAGAAGTACCATCTTCAGTAGCAACTTCTACCCAACCGATCTGAGCTGTGTCAGAACCATTGATTGAATATTGGCTACGGATAATGATAGGTTTGTTAGAGAATTGTGTAAAGTCAGGAGTAATAGTAGCGATAGGATAATCGTTTCCAGCAACAGCAACAACACCTCCACCAGGAGCAATTGTAGTGTTTGTTCCTTTTGGATATTCAGAACCGTATACGAAAATCTTCACGTTACCAACAAGTCCTTCAGTAGCTAAATCAGCTGACCCGTAAGGTAATACATTAAGTACACCAGTACCACCACCAGCAAATGTTTGTAAGTCAGAATCAACAACTAAACATTTTGATTCGTTTCCAAAGTCATCTAACACAACGATAGTTTGTTGTGGAGAAATAACGTTGCTTATGTCTGCAGCAAGTGGAATTGTAATAGTGTTTGCAGCACCACCTTGAGCACAGTTATCGTATGCTACATGTAGTCTGTTTTGTTCAGACCAAATTACCTGATCAGATGTCATTGGTAATTCAGCGCCAACCATACGTAAGAATCCAGATAACGTTCTGTTTCCATAACGCTCTACTTCTTGTTCGTATAGTTCAGGTAGATACTGCTGAGAGAAATCTCTACCAGCTCCAGTATCAAATTGTAAATAGTTGCTCGCAAGAGTTTGTTGCTGCTGCGAAGGAACTATTGTACCAAATGTTGGATTTAAAGCCATAATTTGTAATTTTTAATTAGTTAAATTTTTTCTTTTTAATTTTCAGTTTAGACGAGTCTAATCCACTAATTGATTTTACTTTAAGCCCATTAATAAAAACATTTCCATCGGCAACTTGCCTAGGTTTATTTGTTAAGTTCTTTGAAGAATCAACGACATTTTTAACACCATCTGCTCTTCCTTGTTCGTAAAAATGATTAGCGATTTTATCCGCGTTCATTGCAGCATACATAGCCTTATGATACCCCGAGGGATCTGTAACCCGACCTTTTTCGTCTACATACTTTCTAATAAAATTATTTATATCAGATTGTTGTTTACCCGTCTGTGTTGGATTAGCAATTTTATACCTAAATTTCTTTTCACCTAAACTGAAATCAAAACCTTTGAATTCATCGTTGAAAATTTCATTAGTAGTATTTTTAAATTCCTCTTGATATTTTTTAGCCGTGTCTTGCTGCTCATTATATCTATTGAAAAAGTCCATAGCTTGCTGCTGATCTTGAGTAACACCAGGTTTCAACTTGATTTCCTGATAGTATTTATCTTTCATAGCGTCAAGCTCTTTACGGGCTTTTGCAACTTCTTCTTTGAAAGCCAATTTTTTCTTTTTAATATCTCTTGGCTCGTCAAGTTCCTCATCGTACTTGAATTGATCCTCCATTATGAAGCTTATCTCTTCCTGGTTTAAATGAGGTTTAGTTTGTTTGTAGTATTCACCAAGTAAAACTTGTTCATCTACTTTAGAGTAATCATGATTAAGTCTTACGTAGTCTTCCATTGTACCACCTGTTTCATTCATAAAATCTACAAGTGATTGTATATTTTCAGGTAATGGTTTACCTTGTTTTACTTGCTCCTTAACAGCTTCTTCAGCTTTTTCATATAGCTCCATTGTTTTTTCATCGAGCTCATCTTCTGTTATTTCCTGTAAAGGAGTTGTTAATTCTTTTTCGGTTGACCGTACTTCTTCAGCCACCCCTTTGCTGTTGCTTTTGTCTTGGGGTTTTTCGACAACAACATCGCCCACATTTGTCTCTTGTGCTTGAACGGCATCTTCTTCTTTTTTATCTGTTAAATCTACTTTCACCACGTCTGGCACAACTTCACCTTGTGCTTCGGGTTTTGTTAAATCAACCTTTACAGGTTCTTTTTTGGAACTATCAACTAGTTTCTTTGGTTTTGTTTTCTTACCTTTTAAAGAAAATTCACCTTCTTGTTTGACCTCAGCGGCCACAGCTTCTTCTGCCATAATATAATATTATAAAATTAAAAAATTACCTTGGTGCAAAGGCTTCTAAGCCAAAGTCACCTAAAGTGTCGTTTGAAGATTCAAAATCAATGGGTGTTCCATCATTTTGTCTCTGTTGTATCATTTGTGATTGTTGCGTACCTATGATGCGAGCTCTTTTATCTTTTCTATCCTCTATATCTCCTTCTCTTAAGGTCTCTTTGTTTACTCTCTCTGCTGCTAATTGCATGTTGTAATTAAATTCTTCTGCCATTAACTCTTTCTTTATTTGAGCTTCGGCTCTTAGCTTTTCAAGTTCAAATTGCATTTTAGCCTGCTCTAAACTAACTTTTTGATTAGTTAAAACTTCTTGCTTTTGCGTTTCAGCTAGTGCTGTTTGCTCTGCCAACTTTGCATTTGCTTGAGCTTGAGCTTGAATATTAGCCTGCTGCATAGATTGATCTTTCTCTTGCTTAAGCCTACGTCTTTGTTTTAGCATTTGATTAGCTAATTTTAAATTACGTATTTGCCTAATATCTATAGCATCTTCAAGGTTAATACCTCCACTCTGCAACGCTACTTGTATATTCTGCTCTAATTTAGCTTTCTCTTCCTCATCTGGCTCTAAGTCTAAAAATATTCCAAAATCATGCAGATTTAAATTAGCAACTTCTTTCAATGTGTTTACATTAAAGGTGCTAATACTATTAATTAAAGCATTTGCTGTTAATGGAAAGCTTAAAACATCTATTAGTTTTTTAGATATATTTTCACATAATCTTAGCGTTAAATATAAACTAGCATTATTTATATGTTTTGTAGCTATATTAGATTGTTGAGCTGCTATTTTTTGTAGACCGACTAACGTATCTTTATCAGGTAAGCTACCATCTCTAGCCTCATTAAGTCCGGTTACATCTCTTATCATTTGAACATAATAATTGTAAGTACTTATTAACGCTCCAATCTTAGCTTGACCCGCAGAAGTAGAGAGTTCTTGAACTGGAACTTTGCCTGCATTCATTGTTCCTTCTTGAGTTAAAGATCTACCTACTACAGAACCAGTTTGAAAATACATGTTTAATGCTTCAGCTGGATTATAGTTTGTACCATTTCCAAGATCAACCTCAGCAAGACCGTCCATATCTAAGAACACACCATCAGGAACCATTCTTGCTATAACTTGTTGTAGCTTTAAATGAGTTAATTGAACCATATCAGCAAAACCAATACACTTGCTAACCAAGCTTTCTATTCTACCTTTGTACATTCTAGGCGCACATATAGCGTAGTTCATTTCAACCTTAGTAGTATCAGCAGTTGGTCTAGTCATGTTTTCAGCCATTTCCCAACTCAACATCATATCTGTACCTAAAACTTTAACGCCTTGAAATAAAACTTCTATTGACCTAGATATTCTATTAAAGTTATCGCTTTCTGGTGGATTAAATGTATCTGGTTTTTCTAATATTTTTTCTAAACCTTGATCTGTTTGTTTTAACTTAAACACCTGGTCCATATATGTTTTGTATTCAAAGTATAAAACCTGTATCTCGTCGTTATCAGAGTTTGGACCTCGTAAATAACCTTGTCTTCCTGGGTATTTAGCTATA